TAACTTCTGTTTTGCTTTGTCAGTTTGTGTACTCAAATTCATCAATGATTGAACAACATGTTTATTAGAAATTGTAATAGCACTGTTATTTACTTTCAATAAATTCAATCCTACTATTCTTTGTTTCGTTGCTTCTGTAACTCCCTTTATAGCATTCTTTAATTTTTGCAGAGAATTTTTCTGTAACTTATCTTGAATTATTTTAGCATTCTGTTGTTGTCCCAAATTCTGTATAGATGTAGCCAATGAGATTGTTAATTTTTTCTGAGCACTGATCTTAATATTAGTATTTGCTATTGCTTTTTGATGCTGTCTTTCCTGTGCAATCACTTTCTCTTTAAGAGCTGATGCTTTTAATATACTCCCTTTTGCTGTAGAGATAGAAGCTTCTGTTCTTCGTATTTTTGGAGCACTCTTGGTTATTTTGATTCTTTCTTTGTAAACATGTATTAATGACTTATTTTTGTTAATAAGACTATCAATATGCCTAACTCTTGCTTTTTCTTTTTCTGAGAGAGCTGTTACAGATGAGGTTGTTTTTTTTATTGTATCAGTATATACTTGAAAAGAAGAGGATGTTTTCTTAAGAGATTCTTTCAATGCAGTAAGACCTTTTAAAGCCATAGTTGAATCTAAACCCACCCCTATAAATAGATCTCCTAATACATTAGCCATTTTTCTTTTTCCTTATAATTTTCCCACCATTAGCAGAATAAAGATTTTTCCATAAAACTAATTTATTTTGAGCGTCTTTAGTTTTATCCTCTTTTTCTACAGGAGCATCGAATTTCAATATGAAGTCTTCTAATTTTGCTGGAGCTGATCTACTAGTCCTCTGTAAATTAGTATTAACACATCCAAGCATCGCAAATCTTAAATCCATTCTTTCACTGTCAAAAGGATCTATTTTATTATAGGCTATCCAGTAATTAAATTCTTCTATTGTTATTTCTCTTTTTAATTGGCTCACTGTTTTCCCCAATGCAAGAGCTAAGGTAAACCAAAACTTCTGTATCGGGGAATTTCTTAGTTTTTTTCAGCTTGCTCCACATTTCCCAATGAAGTTGAATTCATTTCACTTACTAAGGAAAAAAGACGCATCAATACATCATTATTTTTTTTATTTAATTCTGCCAATTCCTTATCTGCAAAAAGTCTTTCACCTTCAGAATCACAAATAGCCATTCCTAAAAGTACAAGTTTACACTCCATAACATTCTTTGTAGAAGCTTCATCTTTTAGATCTATAGAACTTGTAAATTTGTCGAAGTCCGCTCCACTAAGTTTCTTTATATAAATACTTCCTTTCCATTCAGGAATTTCATAAGGAACTACATCACAATCTTTTGCACTGATTATATCGTCTTTTGTTAAATATTTCATTGGTTTCTCTACTGTTTTAAATTAATGTTAAGTATTAAACATATACAATGCTATGAAACATATAAATATGCCATAGCATGTACACAATTACAAAATTTAAGCACCTGAAGGAGATGTGTCTGTAATAGTAACATCACCAGATATTTTTACAGTACAATCTGCTGTAATTTTATCTTCCAATGGAGCAGTAAGTGAAAAACCTGTCATAAATCCACTAAAAGCCCATGTGTCTCCATTAGGGAATGTTAATGTAACGGTTTCTGCTACTGAATTAATTGGAGGTGTTTCCCATGATTCAAATCCAATATTGACTGATAAAGACCCCCAATCGACTAATTTTGCAGGGGTAAATGTATGAGCCAATAAAGTACCCATATGAGATGTGTTTATAGATTCTCTAGAACCATCTGGACCATTTACTTCGAGAATTTCTGCAAAAAATCCTGTGTCAAAGGTTATTGTTATTCCTGTCGATACTTGCATCTTAATCTCCTTTTTAGTTTGGTAAAAAATTCATTATGTACATATTATAATCACTGATTTTTCTTTGGTAAAACATTTCAGCTTCACTATTACTTATAGTATTATATTCAATATCTAAAACTTCGAATTCACTTTTTTTGGTTAATTCCTCTACGATGGATAGGGATTTCTTTATTGCATCTTTTTGTGATTTCCCAAATACCAAAACTGAAAGTTCTCCTTCTTCCATCTCTAGCAAGTAAATTTTCCTTGCTGATTTATTGAACTCTCCTTCTACTAAACACGTCCAAACATCCATTTTTGTGTTCTTAGGAAAAAAACATATTCCTGCATCTATTAGTTTTTTTCTACAAAGTGTAAATTCCATCAGACTGGTTTTCCTGCTACTATTTTTTTTATTTTATCCATATTTTCTTTTATAGCATGTTCTAAGAATTTAGCTTCTCCACCATTTGGTCTAGCAAAAGAAACTCCTTCGTGCTGGTACAAACTGTAGAAAGCTCCGTATGCTACATATATTATTTCTTTTCCTCTAAATCCTGTATTGGCTTTTGCCTGTAGAAATTCAAGTAACTTTGCATCATTTTCTGCAATTTTTTCAGCTTGAGGTCCTACATATGGAGTAACTACATTTTTCCTACTTCCATCCTTCCAAATAGTTCGAGCACTTGCTTTCATATTCCCTGTGTCATGAGGGGTTTTCATTTGTGCCATTCTCTGAATTTCAATTCCTGCTTTTATTAAATTTATATATGTTCTGTCTATAATCTTCGCAACTTCTTTATTGAGATTATTTACTACATCCTCAAAACTTTTGCTTGCTTTAGTCATTATGTCAGAGCTACCCTTCTATATGCTAAGAAATTCAAAGAAAACATATGGTTAGAATTCTCATCAACTCCCAAATAATTTATATCACCTTGTTTCACAATAGTATCATATAGCTGTGAATTTATAGTAAGTTGGTATGTATTGTCCAATTTATTTCCTATTGCATCTAATTTCGTCCATGCAGTAGTATAAACAATATCTCTTACTTTTACCATAAAGCCTTCACGTCGTGTAGGAGTCTGTCTATTGATTGTATTAAGAGGTTTAAAACCAACAGTATCAACTATAGTAATAGATTTCTTATTTTTTTCAGGTTCCATTACACAAAAAATACCCCAAACAGAACTACTTGTACTTGCAAAAGTTCCGAAGCTTTGAGCTACTAAATAATCTTTTATGTCAAATGAAACAGGATTACTCATAATATATATTTCCTCAAAGTAGTTAAGTTATTTACAGAAGGAACTTTACTTACATTTCTAATTTCTCTTGCTCCATCAATAGTCTTAGGATTGGTAGAGTCTGATAAACTTGATAAAGTTCCCAAATAAAAATATCCTCCTATTGTGTAATCTGTAACTGAATACACAATTGCAGTACTCAAAACTTCTCTTTTATCTATGTCTACAAAGAGAATTTGTTTGTCTTCCCACCTTACGTCTATTTCTACAGCAGTGGTAAAAGTATGTCCACCTAATCCATCTGAAACAGGAGTCGCCCAGTAAACAGCTTTTTGATCTAAATATTTATTAATATTCATTATTATTCCGTATCAAAAGGATTTAAAATTGTCATACTATATGTTTTCTTTCTTTCACCTAATTTATCTAATACACCTGTGGTATCCAATAAAATAGCCTGCTGTCCATACTGAGTTGCCTTCAATCCCATTCCTACTTTTACGGAATAAGTTTCTTCTGCATCACCTATTTTTACACTGTTTGCTCTTTTTTCTCTTATTGCTACAAAATGAGCTGACATCCATCTTTCTATTTCTTTTAGTAATCCCTCAGAAAGTGTAGTCCCTAATGTAGCTGTGATGAATACATTTGCAGAAGTAATAAACGCATCTAAAATTAAAGTAGAGGATACTTCTATTATTTCTCTAACATCATCTTCTGAAACTCTATTTGCCATGTTTTCCTCCATTTCCTATTTGAATTAATGTAATGGCAGAATCCTCTTTAACAACTCTGAAAGGGTCTATTACAATACTGCCTTTAGGAAACTGAAAGAACTCTGCTTCTGTATGATTGCATCCTATAAAATAGATACCTTCTCTAAAAATAACAACTTCATCCTTGTCTATAATAGGATCGTACATAATAATTGTAGAAGACGCTGTCATTTCCATCAATATCTCTTTTACCAATAAAGCAGGACTTCCTCCTATTAAATTTGTATCCTTTTTAAATGCGTAACCTATAAAATAAACAGGTAGGAATATATCTTTTGAAATTTCTTTATAAATCAATTCTGCCATCCAAGAAGCATATCCTTCTCTCCAAAGCATCATATCTTTCCAAGGATTATAATCCCATTCATGTTGTTCACAGATGTAATCTAACGCTATATTATCACGAGGGTGGCAATTTCCTCCGTCTCCCATGCCGACATTCATGTAACTAGGACTGACGATTCTTTTAGTCGCATGTTGTAACGCATTCATAACGTCATCACAATTTGCACCTTTAGATTCATGACATATTCTTCCTACTGAATTTGTGAAACAGATCTTACTTGTTATGAAAGTATTATAGAAAACTTTCGTGCATTCAGCACTTGCAACAGACATACTTCTAACATCAGCATCTGTAATAGTAGCATAAAAATCTTTTACTATTTTATGAGCTTCTTTATCATCTACTCCCAACAGAATAAATTCAGGAAATAAGAAGTCCTGTATTGCAGTTCCCATCGCAATAAAGAAAGGGTTATAACACAATTTAATATATTCATTTAGTAAAGGTTTTATTTCTCTATCCATAGTTCCAGGAAGTACAGTACTGATGACACTTACTATACACGTTTTCTTCTTCTTCCTTGCCATGTTACTTATTTGTATTACTGCATCTTTTAAATAACTATAATCAAAATCCTTCTTATCATCAGGAATTCTAACAGCACCTCCATATTTCTCGTCATGAGGAGTCTGTACAGCTACAAAGATAATATCACATAATCTAACAATTTCATCTAAAGAGGACATAGTCAAATTAGATTTTGTTAATAATTCTTGTGCCCCTTCTTCTGTATAATTGATCTTTTTTTCCATTATACTTTTAAAAGTAGGATAATGAATTTCATATCCATAAACATCATGTCCTTTGGATTCCATTGCTAATAAGCAGGGAGTCCCAAGTTTACCCATTCCCACCATTCCGATTTTATATCTGCGTTTCATTTTATTCCTCTACTTTTAATATAATCATATAGTTTTTGAGCATCTTCTTCTCTGCGGTATTCTAACTCTTTGTACACTTTAAAATCATATCTTCTTTTTTCCTTTGCATCTTCTCCTACCCTGTGTTTTTTATATGTATTATCATACTTTGCTTTTTGAAATGCAAAATGTCTATGTTCTATTTTAACATCAGGAAGGTAGCATAATCTATCTAGTTTCTTAGCAATGTCAAATATCCATGTATCATTTAATAAAAAATGAAAATGTGCAGTAGTAAAATACCCTAGTGTTTCCACCCATGTCCTATGTACAATAGGAAATGCACAATGGGTATGGGATTGTCCACTTAGATCATTTGTCCATGCTAGACAAATAGCATCATCATAGGATTCTACAAGGTTCTTCTTTACTATAGCATCCCAGCCTTGAGTAATACAAACTAAATCATCATTTCCCATCATTAGGAAATCTCCAATACTTCTTTTATATAAAAAATTCCATGCTTGTCCTACTGTAGTAATTCCTTTGGCTGTAAATAATTCTACACGCAATTTACCCCTCCAATTGTGAATACAAAATTCATATTCCTCCAATCTTGGTTCATCATGATCTACAAAAACAAGAATTTCAACAGCTTCCAAAATAGTATCATCTACACTTTTTAAAAACCTATTTAATAACTCTGGACGTTCTCTGGAAGGAACTAATATACTTAACATGCTAAAAATCCTCTATTTTTAAAAAATTAATAAAGTAAGGAAAATTATCTACTGGCAACCATTTAAAATCTGTTACTTTCTTTCCTATTCTTAGAAAGTATCCTTCATAATCTTTTATATTTCTTTGGAAATTATTATTATGTTTAATCCTTCTAAAATCCTTATTCATACTTTCAAAAATATAAATGGTTTTGTACTCTTTTAAGGTATCAAGGAAAGGAGGAATATCTATATCTCGTATATGAAGTAATACAGTAAATAGCAAACAAGATTCCATGCTTTGATAAGTGTGCATATACTCATCTACTTTATAATTATGAGAAGTAGTTTTCCTTGCTTCTTTTATAGCAGATTCATTA